GTACAAATTACCGACGGTGCTTCGTTGCGAACACAGACAGAAGCTGGCATCATCGGCGGAGAACTCGTATCTGTCGATATGGGTGATGGCGGCGGCGGGCGAAAACTAAAGAGTGATTTTTTTGTGCGCGATATTACTAATGTAACAAAGATAAAGCCTGACGTAGAGACATATACTTTACGCCTCACGGCATTACATGATCTATATGATGCGCCAACTACATTGAATGGTTCTTATACGGGCGAAATAGAAAAATCTATAGAAAAAGTAATCACTGAATTCATTACACCAAAGACAAAAAAGAAACTTATTACGAAAGAGGCTTCCCTAGGTATACAAAGTATCATAGCATCGCAGATTACGCCATTGGCCTTTATAAAACAGTTAACACGCGAGGCTCAGTCTAAAACTAATCCGTCGTCTTTGTATTTCTTCTATGAGACAGTCGAAGGATATCACTTTATTACTATAGACGAACTATTCAGCAAGTCAGTTCCACACACGCATAAATTCATACATGATGAGTTATCTACGTCACAATATTCTCCTGGTGCGTCCGGCCGACTAAGTACGAATATATTAAATCTTCAAATCGATGAGACTCCCTCTATTGGAAGTCTACAGGATCAGGGTGTTAGCAGCCAGACTTATAGCCTAGACACACTGACTAGAAAACGTACAATAATCGAAAATTATTACGATGAGTCGTTTAAGGGAGCCAAGGGTGACAATCCTAACTTTCCCACTGCAACAAGTAAACAGTTTTTTGGCAATTCTAAGGGTAAGCTATCGGACAAGGGCGGCACTGCTCAGCATTATATAATCGGTTCGAATCCAAATACTCTGCCTTATGTAAGTAATAGAGACCCAAGTATGGATACTACATTTAGGCACAGACAGTCATTTGCGGCAATAGAGACTATGACAAAAGCTCTATACGGCGCTCGCAGAAAGCATATTTCAATATACGGCAATCCAAACATAAAGCCCGGCGATACGATTGATCTTGCTCTGCCTATGACTACCTCAACGAATGAAAAGAATAAAAATAATCCGAATGATTCTGGAAAACATATTGCTACGGCCGTAAAGCACGTAATACAAATGGCCGAGGGTAAATATGAAACTGTTATTGAATGCATGAAGCGTGGTTCCGATAAACCAATTGATAAGTATTAGGGGAATATTATGGAAGCTGGAGGAGCTACTCCCAAAGATGGTGATCATGCCGGGCTTGATGGATTCGTATGGTTCTTTGGCGTAGTCGAAGACCGCTATGATCCGCTAAATGCTGGTCGCGTGCGTGTGCGCGTACATGGATTTCATACGGCTGATAAGTCTCTTCTGCCGACAGATAAATTACCATGGTCGCAATGTATGATGCCAGTAACTTCTGCATCGTTGGGCGGAATAGGGTCTTCATCTACGGGATTGGTTGAGGGCTCATTTGTTTTTGGGTTTTATACCGACGGCAAAAATAGACAGCAGCCTATTGTTCTGGGTTCCCTAGGAGGTATTGCCGGCAAAGGGCCAGGCGCAGGAGAATCTAGTACGTCGCCCGGAAATGGATTTAATGATCCCGATGCAATATACCCACTTCCGAAAAAAGTAGGAAAAGCAGATACGCCTTCGGTTGGTGTACCGACTGAATTCGGCGGTTCGGATAACACTAATGACAAGTTAGCAAGTTGGGTACCTGATGTATCAGTTGCATCGCGTCATAGGGTATCCAGAGTTGGCGAAGACAAGAACGAAGACAAATATCCAGAAGTCAATAAAGATAAAAAGATCATACCCGACACATGGAGCGAACCCCTTCCAAGAGGGGGTAAGCCGTCGACCTATCCTCATAATAGTGTGACGGTAACCGAATCTGGGCATGTCATTGAAATAGACGACACTAAGGGCGGCGAACGTATTCATCAATATCACCGCACTGGAACATTTTATGAGATACAGCCCGACGGTAATCGTGTAACAAAAGTTGTCGGTTCGGATTATGAAATTATCATTAAGGACAAGAACGTCTATATTCAGGGAGCATGTAACGTCACAATCAAGGGCGACGTTAAGATGCTTTGTGAGGGAGACCTTGTGCAAGAGGTTAACAAAAATTATCATTTGACTGTTCATGGCGATATGATAACCAAGATCGGTGGAAATCAACTTACGGAAATATCGAGCGATAGATCAACCAATGTCGATGGTAAAGATTCACTTCTGGTTTCAGGAAGCGGTATATCCACGATAGGAAACGATTACGCTCTTAACGTAGGCAAAGGAAGAAAAACACAGATTGGGTCTTCAGATGTCAAAATCACAGCGGGTACTGATACCACTGTGGCCGGTGGAGGTATCAATTTTACGACGCCTAATAGTACAAATATATCCAGTGTAGGTGATCTTAACTTTGCGACTGCCGGCAATATAGCCATAAAGTCCAAAGGTACGTTCAAACTCAACGTCGAGGGAGCCGCATACCAGACATATAAGGGTGAGTCTCATTTTAGACATGAGGGCAACTTTCTTTTTTATTATGGAGCAGACACATCGAAAGACTTCGCGGCAGGTACTGATCATGTTGCACCTTCACCCGCACGAAGCAGCGACTCTACTCGTAATACGGCAGTCTCATCATGAGTAGCGAAAACTTACAGAGCGTAATAGATGCCGCGAAGAAAGGCGCTGGCGAGAATGGTCTTGGAAATTCTACTGGAGCGGCCGCGGCCGCTGCGGCAGGACTGAAGATATTTGAATCAGGTAAACTTAAAGATATAGTTGCGCCAGATTTTAATACTCCAGCCGCGGCGGCAAAGGGTGCAGCCGGCGCTATGAATGAAGCCGCGGAGAAAATTACCACTGCTATACCAAGCTTGACGGCGAAGTTAAGTGGCGTGACAGAAAGTCTATCCAGCGCCGGCCTTTCAGAAGCCCTGACAAAGCAAATGGAATCTCTAATGACGGGCGCTCAAACTGCGCTAGGAGACGCGGACGCAGGAAGTACTGCCGCGATTACTAAGATCGCAGATAGCATTCCAAAAAACTTCAGCTTTGACGGTGCTGCACCGGCTGGTGCCGATGGCGCTGCAAGTGCTTCAGTAGGAGGCGCGGCGGCGAGCCTAGAAAATGTACAGAATAACCTAACTGACGCAATGTCAAATCTAAGCGGCATGAAACAAATCGTAAGCACTGCAATACCGACCGCGACGGGCTCCGGATTAGAGGCCCTAACAAATATGCAGCAGCAACTAACCGCAGCCCTACAGAGTACAGAAGGCTTGCTGCAAGGCATAATTGATGCGCTTCCACAACTTCCTGCACTTCCGTTTGCAATTCCTAGCGCAGCATCTATTGCAACTCTTATACCGAAACTACCGACTTTACCGTGCGGGATAAATATCAAGTTAGATGCGCTTGAGGGCGCACAAAAACAATTAGAAGGGATAATGGGCGAACTAAGTTCGACTGTCAATGGTGTGTTTGATAAAATTGATTCGCTGAAGGCTCAAATGGAAGCTTCCCTAAATGAATGCATGAATAAATTCAAAGATGCATTAGGTGAGATAAAGATTCCTACTCTGGAGTTCCCAGCCGAACTACTTAAGGCCTTAAGCTTGATGAAGTTAGATGCTACAGCATTCATGGCTGCGCTCGCAAAACTTAAAATTGATTTTCCCTCGATAGATGTCGATTCTATTTTAAAGAAGATGTTTTCTGGGCTGGATTTCAATTTCTGTAAACTTGTACCTAATGTAAAAATCATCGACGGTAAAGAAGTAACTAAAGCAGAACCTTCGACTACTGCTGTTGCACCACCTGAACCAGTGCCGGAACAGGCGGCACCAACGCCTGCCGCGAAGGCGCCAGTGTTAACACAGCGACTTGGTACAATCACCGAGGGAGACAAAGCTGAACTGGACGGTATTGTGGTATCAGCGCAGCTTGGTGGATCGACGAGTTTGATACCAATCGATAAATGGGCGACTGCTATTCGCGAAAGAATAATGAATGATAGAAACAAGTACTTTCGACTGAATCCTGATAATGATACGTGGGTACCAATAGATCCAGCAGCCAATAAACTATCTCAGGTAGATGAAGAACTAGGCTTACTTGCTACGCTCGCGGGCGCAGCGAAGAATCAGCTTCTTTTTAATAGAGAAAAAAAGGATGCAGAGGACGCAGAGAAGAAAGCACAGAAAGAGAAGGAGGCCGCGGCCCAACCGGCCGCTTCGGTAGAGGCGCGCGAGACCCTGGAGAAGATAAATGCCGACGTAAGGCAAAAGAGGCTTGACGAAGCCGCCGCGAGGAACGCCAAGGTGGTGGAGGATCGGGCTAAGGCGAAGGCGGAAGATGTTGAGGTGCGGCGCAAGCGCATGGAAGTAGACCAAGCGGCGATTGATGCTCGGAAATAGATAGTAGAACTAAATAGACATATTAATCGACTAAATACCAAATACTAATCAATAGGAACATAATGGCGACTGTATCAAAACAAATAACATATAGAGATTTTGATCTGCGATTCATAGCCCATCCTATTACAGGTAAGCTTAATATGCTGAAAAATAGCAATTCGGTAAAACAGGCAGTAAAGAATCTGATTCTAACTAATTTCTACGAACGCCCGTATGCTCCTCTATTTGGGTCGGGTGTTCGCGCTACGTTATTCGAAAATTATACGCCTCACACACAAGATGACTTGGAAGATGCAATAACAATGGCCCTGAATAACTTTGAGCCTCGCGTAGAATTGATATCTATCGATTTTGGTGGTAACCCCGATCTCAATCAACTTTCTGTTTCGATTGTGTTTCGCCCAATCAATACAGTCGAAGCTATAACCCTAAATCTCTCATTAGATAGAGTTCGATAATGGCCGCAAATACTGCTATACCCGTAACGGGATTGAATTATGACGAGATTCGCGCGAATCTACGCGACTTCATAGCGGCTAAGCCAGATTTTGCCGACTTTGATTTTCAAGATTCCGCGCTGGGTACTCTACTCGATCTATTGGCATACAACACATATTATAATGCGTTCTATACCAGCATGGCCGCGTCCGAAGCATTTATCGATAGCGCACAATTTTACGATAGCGTAGTTTCTCGCGCAAAGCTAGTAGATTATACACCCACCTCGGCCCAAGGCGCTACTGCCAATGTCGCGATATCATTTACTGCGGCCACGGCCAGTGAGTCACTTCTGTCGATCAGCATACCTAAAAATACGGAATTTACATCGACCATCAATAGTATATCGTATACTTTCGTAACACCTAAGTCGTATACAGTTGTTGCCAATTCTACTAATGGGTTTAAAGCTAATATCGATCTAGTTGAAGGTATACCACTAACGCATCGATATCTATTTACATCATCTAATACCGAATTCATACTTCCAAATTCAGGCGTCGATACTCGTAGCATTTCTGTGACAGTCACAAGTAGTGGTAATACTTCTACGTATATGCCAGTTAGCGATATTCTTACTATTAATTCATCGTCCAAGGTATTCTATATCGAAGCAGATCGTGATTCCAAATATAAGATCAGTTTCGGTGACGACATTCTTGGAGATAGGCCCGACTATAATAGCACAGTAGCTATTTCATATCGTGTATGTAATGCCACTAGAGGTAATGGTGCTAACAATTTCACTACGTCAGGAAGTATCGATAATCAGTCCGTATTCACTTTATCTGTAAATAATCGCGCAGTAGGCGGCTCTAACCAAGAAGATATTGAATCCATTCGATTTAATGCACCCAAAAATTATGAGACTCAGAATCGGGCTGTCATTGCGGCCGATTATCAGCGTATCATTCTACGCGATAATAAGGATCTGCAGGCTGTCAATGTCTGGGGTGGTGAAGAAAATGATCCGCCCATTTATGGTAAAGTATATGCTTCAGTCAAGCCAGTCCTCGGGACACTGATATCTACAACTCGGGCCAATCAAATAAAAACGAACATGCGTAAGTACAATGTGCAATCTATCGATTTGGAAATTGTCGATCCTACATTTGTATACATCATTCCGTCCGTTGCAGTAAATATGAACGTCGAAGCAACTACACGATCTGCATCGGAAATTGCAGCCCTTGTTGCAGCACGAATAATTACATATGAGGGCGCCAATCTCAATCGATTTGGTGGGCGATTTAGGTATTCTAGGTTTCTTAATTATCTTGATACTTCCGATGTCGGTATTACAGGCTCTTCGGGTTCAGTGCAGCTACAGAAACGATTTATACCATCGACAACTGTTAAAAATTCATATACATTTAGTTTTAATCAACCAATCATAAATCCTCTACTCGATTCAGCAGTGACGAGTAGTCGATTTACATTAAACGGCGAAGCTAATTCATTTATAGATGACGACGCTGGAGGTAATATTCGCACATACTATACTTCAGGTGCCGATAGAATTTATACCAATGTTACAGCCGGAACAGTGAATTATGAAACGGGCAAAATCGTACTAAATGCCTTTATACCAACTGCATATGTGGGATCTTATATATCGATAAATGTAAATCCCGTTGCTCAGAATTTCGCGCCAGTTAGAAATCAGATATTGCTAATATCAGGAGCATCGATAAAAGTATTTGACGATGAGACATATAAGGAATTGGCAGCTATTAATAGCGTCTCGACTATTGGACTAACCGCCAGAACATTCGAGACTGGGCTTGCTCCAGTGACAACATATTAACATGGCCGCCGTCGGGTCAAATGATGTATATCGTAAACTATCTTCTCAGATTGAATCGCAGTTTTCTGAATTCATTCAAGCAGATGGCCCGAGATTTATTTCGTTTGTCAAGGCTTACTTTGAATATATGGAGCAGACAAACAAAGCTCTAGATTCAAGTCGAGGACTATTCGATAATCTAGATATCGACCGAACAATAGATGATTTCGTAGAGTATTTTCAGCGCGAATTCATGAATACTATTCCACGCGATATTGCAGTAAATAAAAGATTACTGATAAAGCATATTAAACAACTATATCGATCACGCGGTTCGCAGGAATCGTATAGATTTCTGTTTAGGGCCATGTTCGATACCGAAATAGATTTCTATTACCCCGGCGACGATATTCTTAGAGCTTCTGATGGGCGATGGGTCAAAGAAGTTGTTCTGACCGGTAATAGACATGCGGGTAATCCTCTTCTTATGGACGGGCGACTAATTACTGGGCAGACATCAGGTGTTACGGCTCAAGCCATAGAAACATTAAACATCACATTTTTGGGTGTATCGCTATATCAGTTTCGTCTACAAAGTGTAACTGGAACATTCCTCAACGATGAAATAATTAGCGATGGGTTCGGTAATTCTATTCGAGTCAATAGCACGATTGGTGCATTAAATTCTGTAAATATTATCGATGGTGGAGCATTTCATCGCGCGGACGATGAACAGTCTATAGGTGGTTCTACTTCTGGTGCAGCTACCGCATCCGTAACAGGTACATCTGCGATAAGTGCGATGACATTCCGAATTGTCAATGGTGGTTCTGGTTACCGTAAGGCCAATAGCATATTTACAATGTCCGGAGGCGGCCCGACTCGAACAGCGCGTATTTCGATTGTCAATCTATCGAATACCCAAAGTATAAACATAAATCAGGATGTTATTGGAAATATTAGAAATGTAGTACTTAATACGGGCCTAACTTTTAGCACTGGGTCAACTAATAGCGCGGTGCTAAGTGCTAATCTAGCGGCTGCCAATATAACCTCGACGATTGCGACCGCATTGAAGTTCTCTACTATAACAACGGGGTCGATCAATACAATTGCACTATTGGATCCGGGTGTTGGATATAGCAGCAAACCTACCGTGAGGGTAGAGGATGCCGATGTTGCGATTCAATTAATAGCCGATAGCGATAAGGGTGGATTTAAGGGCCAAAATGCGGTAATTGTAGCTAATACTGCAACGGGATCTATAACCTCGTTTAGTGTTGCTACTACCGATGACAATTTCGTCGCGGGCGATGTGCTTACGATAACGAATAGTACAAGAAGCTCGGCCAATACAACGGATACATCTACAGATATCAAGGCCAATATAACACGTGGCCTTATTCGAAAGGGTGTATACGCTGCCAACGGCGTGGCCGCGCTTCAGGGAATAAAGACATTGGGCGGGCGTTATATCGATACACGTGGTCTTCTAAGTTGGAATAATAAACTACAGGATAATTATTACTATCAAGAATATTCATACGTCATTCGAGCCACAAAACTTGTAGACGACTATAGAAATGCCATAAAGAAGATATTACATCCTGCTGGCACCAAGATGTTTGGTATTCTAGATATCACCAGTAATTTGGATATGTCGTCGTTCGGCACTGTCGATACCGTAGTGGATGATAATATTCTAAGTGTCGAAGTGAGCACTATTCCTGATCTGTATGAATCTATTCTAGCAAGTGATTCTGTGTCTGGTAGTATTCAGCGTTATGGTATAATTACAGAATCTATGACAAGCACTGATACTCCAAACGCTACCAATACGACAGTTGCGGCTCTTAGTGAATCCGTCACAAGCACGGATGCAACAAACGCAACCAATAAGGCAGTTGCGGCTCTTAGTGAATCTGTTACAGGCACGGATGCAACAAACGCAACCAATACAGCAGTTGCGGCTCTTAGTGAATCTGTTACAGGCACGGATGCAACAAACGCAACCAATACAGCAGTTGCGGCCCTTAGTGAATCCGTCACAAGCACGGATGCAACAAACGCTACCAATAAGGCAGTTGCGGCTCTTAGTGAATCTGTTACAGGCACCGACGCAACAAACGCTACCAATACAGCAGTTGCGGCTCTTAGCGAATCGGCCACAGCGACAGATACTCCAAACGCTGCTCGAACCGTAAATGGAATAATTACAGAATCCGTCACAAGCACCGATGCAACAAACGCTACCAATACAGCAGTTGCGTCCATTGCAGAAGCTAACGGTATTCTATTAACGTGGGAAAATGTGATCGAATCTGATTATGATCCGCAGGTTATATCTGATGTAATTAATGGTCTTCTTTCGATTGACGATACTGTCGATGCTACTACGTAATTGATATTACGTCTTATAAATAGCTAATACTTCAATCACTCATAAAGGATTTGCCCAATGACAATCGAAACTATCAAGCTAAGTGACATCAATTCATCCAGTGTGACGCGCAACGCTCAGACAAGTGAATCCGTATCGGTACATGGTGTATATAAGGCCGTGTGTTATGATGCGGAAGGAAAGATCAAGTGGGAAGATAACTTTCCTAATACCGTCACTACGGCAGGTAAGAATAATCTTCTTAACATTTATCTTGGGGCTAACTCCGTTACGGCCGTTCCTGTCACATGGTATCTTGGGCTTATCGCGGCAAATGGGTATTCCGCAATCGCCGCAGCGGATACTGCTGCATCACATGCGGGCTGGTTAGAATCTGGCGCTCAAGGCGCATCTGCTCCCGGCTATAGCCAGAGTACTCGCCGAGCCGTCACTTTCGCGGCGGCCGCTTCTGGCGCAAAGGCTACATCCAATGCTGCAATCTTTACAATTAACGTAGCTGGTACGGTTAAGGGTGCTTTCCTGATAAACAATGCGACAAAAGCTGGCACAGGCGGTATTCTGTATTCGGCCGGGCTATTCACTGTCGGGGACAAGGTAGTTACCGCATCGGATACACTAAACGTAACATACACAGCATCCGCTTAATTTCATCGAATCATCATAGAGTATAGCTATGCCTGGTATTATTACAAAGCGATTTCGAATAGACAATGCCAAGCAATTTTATGATTCGATAAGTGCTGCCACAAAGAAATTATATATCTTCATCGGCCGCGTGACGCCTTATGCCGATGAAGCTGCGCCAACTACGCCAACCGATACAATTCAAAACACTCACTTCGATGGTTATCGCGACATGATCGCAATGAAACGAGTGCAGTCTTCCGACATGTCGCAAGTAATACCCAAATATTTATGGGCCAATAATACTGCTTATACTCAATATACCCACACCAGTACATCATTGTTTCCTACTTCGACATCACTCTATTCGAATACTACATTTTATGTATTGACCGACGCTGATAACGTATATAAATGTATATACAATAATCGTGGTGGGCGGTCGACCATAAAGCCTACAGGAACAAGTACGTCTATCATCACTACAGCCGACAAGTATCGCTGGAAATTTCTATACACCGTAAGCGGAGCAGATAAAACTAAGTTCTTTTCTACATCGTATATTCCCGTAAAGACACTAACGGCTAATAATGGAAGTGCCCAGTGGTCAGTTCAGCAAGCCGCATCAAATGGTGCAATACATAATATTCTAATTACAGCTAATGGAACAGGATATATAACGACATCAAATACATTCTCGTCGGTATCGAATAGCACAACAATGGTACTAAATAGTAACGCAAACACTACCGACGACATGTACACTCGTTCGACGTTATATCTTTCTACTGGATTGGGAGCTGGCCAGCTACGTAGAATCGTAAACTATGTTGGAGCGACACGTACTGTTACAGTCAATACTGCCTTTACGCAGTCGCCAAATACATCTACAGGTTATATCGTAGGACCAAACGTAATTATAAAGGGAGATTCCGGAGCTACCAGTGCGCTTCGCGCTCTTGCATATGTTTCGAATGCTGCATATGGGCAAATTAGAAGTATCACGATGATAAACGAGGGTCTAAATTATTCTACGGCTAATGTATCTATTTCGGCCAATTCATCTTATGGGTCAGGATGCGTCGCAACGCCAATAATATCGCCTAAGGGTGGGCACGGTAAAGATCCCGTACAGGAACTTGGCGCAGTCAATGTCATGCTAAGTGTGCGCGTAACAGGAGCGGAATCCAATACATTCCCTACCAATAATGACTTTCGTATGATTGGTATAGTAAGCAATCCATTACTTCGTGGGGGCTCATCGGCTAATGCGTCGGTAATCGATCAGTGCAGTAGAATTACCGTTACGGCGCTTTCTGGCGATCTTACTTCCGATGAAATTATTACGGGTGGTACCAGCGGAGCCAAATCCAGATTCGTACAATTTGCCAACACAAATAATGCGCGAACAGCAGGTATAGTTCGTGTTATTCGAGTTACCACAAATGGAACAGGCGGCACATATACGGTAGGGGAAACTATTACTGGAAGTGTTTCGGGAAAGACTGCTACGATAGCGTCATTTACAAAGCCCGCAGTGAGAGAATTCACTGGAAACATTATATATACTGAGAACAGAACGTCTATCGCAAGAGCGCCCGAACAATTAGAGGACATTAAAATGGTTGTGAAATTCTAATGGCATCTATAGCAAATACAGCCACTCTCTCTACTAATTTAAACGTCGATCCCTACTATGACGATTTTAGTGAGTCTAAGAATTTTCATCGAGTTCTGTTTCGGCCAGGCTTGGCTGTACAGGCGCGCGAGCTTACACAGATGCAATCGATTCTTCAGAATCAGATTGATCGCTTTGCAGAGCATATGTTCAAGGAAGGTAGCATCGTTCGTGGATGCGAAATGCACCTCGATCAACGATATTACTATGTGAAGCTTCGCGATAACAATTCTACGGGATCTTCGGTGAACGCGGCCGCATTTTTAAATAAGACAGTCAAGGGAACAACGTCTGGTGTTCGTGCTATTATCAACAATACTACCGACGGCGCTCAAGCTAATACTCCAAACTTTAAGACATTCTATGTAAAGTACACTGCTGCAAATACAAGTGGCGCGAAGTTTTTTGCTAATAATGAAATTCTAACAGCGACAGATGGATCAGGTATCACTGCCAATACAATTACGGCCGCTCAGGGTGGTGCTACAGGTCACGGCAGCGCAATCACGATTGCCTCTGGTATCGTGTTCGCGAAAGATCACTTCATTCGTGTCGATGAACAAACGCTAATTCTGGACAGATATACGGCTAATGCGACATTCCGTATTGGCCTGGATATTAACGAAAGCATCGTAACCGACGTTGGCGACACTACTCTACTCGACCCCGCAAGCGGTGCGTTTAATTATGCTGCTCCAGGCGCAACTCGATTAAAGATTGTGGCTGCACTCGTTAAGAAAACAACTACAGAAAACACGGCAAACAATTTCATCGAACTTATGCAAATCAAGGGTGGTGTAATTCAGAGTCGGTCCGACAAGCCCGAATATGCTGCACTCAAGGATTATATCGCTCGGCGTACATACGATGAATCGGGCAACTATATCGTCCACGGAATGAATCTTCGTCTAAGAGAAAATCTATATAGTGCCAACAATCAAGGCGTGTATACGACCGCACAGGGCGGTAACACTAGTCTTATAACGATTGATGTGCAACCCGGCAAGGCCTACGTTCAGGGATATGATATTGAAACTCTAGTGTCACAACGGGTCAATATTAGAAAAGGTATTGATTATCAATCTCTAGAGCAGGTCAAGACGTTGGTGGATTATGGTAATTATGTCGTAGTCGATAACGTAGCGGGCGCATGGGACATCAATGGGCAAGATACAGTCACACTACGCGGCCAACAGGCCAATGCAATAAGCACTCGCTCATATTCGACAACCAGTTATCCCGCATCTACCATCGGTACTGCTCGCGTGCGTGCGCTTGAATATTATTCGGGTACTCCTGGTCTTCCGTCCGCTCAATACAAGATGTATCTGACAGATATAAAAATGACGACGGCCAACAAAAGTTTCGCCAATGTTCAATTTATTGGATTCACTGCTGGTGGTTCAAGCGCAAACGGTAAAGCAGATATCGTCGGATCAAATGGATACAATGCAAACACAGCCGATCCCTCGTTCGATAGAGCAGTATACAAGTTACCCGTATATGCAACACGCAGACTGCGCGATACATCAGGTAATATCGATACCGACTTTACTTTCAACAAATCATTCGATATATCGTTCGGCGCAACAGGCCAAGCCACTCTAACTACCGGGGATAATTCAGAGCGTCTTGCTGGATCAGGCACACTAAGCGATGCCGCAACTAGGTCGAATTATTATATTGTCTCGCGAAGCTCGGCTAATACAAGTACTCTCACTGGTACAGTAAGTGTAACGAATGGATCAAATACCGTAACTGGTTCAGGAACAGCATTCACGACGCAGGTCAATCCGGGTGATATTATTCGCATCGCCAATACTGGTACCACAAATTTTCTTGTGAGCGAAGTAACAAACGATACTTCACTGAAAGTGCTAAATGCGGCCGCAAGTACAAAAACGGGTATGCCGTTTCACAAGAGATTTATACAGGGGCAGGTTCTCGATCTCGGTGGCGTAGGCCGTGATGGTACACGATCCATTGCAGTTTCGGGCTCACCCACGACTACTGCGTTGATCGATATAAATGAAACTTTTAATTCACCATCAACACTTACTGCTACTGCCATCGTCAAGCTTACCAAGGCGGATGGCCGGGAAGCAGCTAAATCTGTCGCTCGCAACAAGTTAGTTCAGATTCGCATTGGTAATGTCGCTGCGGGAAATTCATATGCGGGCAATACATCTGGGCCATGGCCACTAGGGCTATCCGATGGATTTAAACTTGTTTCGGTTCGCAAGCAAAGCGGAAGCAATTTCGCATCTCTAACTGCTGGATCTGACGTTACGTCAGACTTCAAGCTCGATACCGGTATGCGCGACAACTTCTACGATCATGCTCGGTTGGTTAAGAAGTCAGGCAGCGGTCTAACTATTTCTTCTGGTGATAGGCTTCTTGTTAAACTGGATCATTTCACTCACTCATATTCATCGGGCGTAGGATATTTATCGGTAGATTCATATCCCGTAAACGATACAACGGCTGGAACAGATACGACTAAAATCTTCACATATGAAATTCCCGTATATACTTCGCCGTCAGATGGCGCGAGCTTTGATCTTCGCGATTCTATCGATATACGACCACGCATGACTGATACTGCAAATAGCGTTACCACTCTGGCCAATATATCGGTTAATCCTCTGACCTCGACATCGTTTGATGAACCAAGTGGCGGTCTACATTTCTCTCCACCTCAGCAAGATTTGACGGCGGATCTTGACTATTATCTTGAGCGCAAGGATGTTATTGTTCTGGACAAGAATGGTTCGTTCCGTTCAGTAACCGGTGTGCCTTCACTATTTCCCCGCGCACCGATGGCGCCAGCCGAAGGCATTGTTCTGGCCGAAGTGAGTCTTGCCCCATATCCGTCACTTCCGTCTGAAATTGCGCGGCGGGTGGGCAGACCTGATATGTCGAACGGTGTCTATCCTATGAAGAATTCACGCTTTACAATGCGCGATATCGGCGTCATTAAGGATCGTGTAGACAATCTTGAATATTATACCGCGCTATCTCTTCTTGAAAGCGATACCAATGCATTGATCATTCAAGATTCGAATGGATTGGATCGGTTCAAGAACGGTATTATAGCCGATTCGTTCACCGGCCACAAGATCGGTAACGTATATGATTCCGATTACAAGATTGCAATCGATCCCTCGAAGGGTGAAGCTCGCCCTCCGTTTGCTATAAACAACGTAGAACTATTTCATCATACTGCGAATTCATCGAATGTCGTTCGTACAAATGTTACCACCGGTGGTATTTCTCGCGATCAAACTGTATTGATTAGTAATTCACAAGTTCTTTTCTCGAATAATGAAACCCTAACATCTGGTGCAAGCACAGCCACACTTCGATATCAGGTAGACAACAAATTGTATATCGAGAATGCTACGGGCAACTTCGCCGCGGCTGCTTCTGTAGTTGGCGGTACTAGTGGCAGAACAGCTACTATCAGTAGCACCATCACAACGACTGTTGGCGATCTGTTGACCCTTCCATATAATCATGAAATTCTCGTAGATCAGAAATATGGAACAACCACTCGCAACGCAGCCGGAGCTTTCTACAACTGGGCTGGCGCGCTAGTTCTTGACCCAGCCGAAGATTATTGGGTAGATACGACGATTGCTCCCGCCGTTCAGGTGAATTTCGATTTAAATACAGACAACTGGTTGCATCTGGCCAATTCATGGCAGACACAATGGGGTGCATGGAACACAGTATGGACCGGTCAAAATTTTAGTGGAGCAACTTCGACCAGTACTTCAGGTGTATATACGTCAGGTCAGCAGATTCTGCAAGACTTCACCGTATCGAATGAATTGGTGACTACTACTGGCTTAAGCCGAACTGGTATCACGCCAACAATTACAGTGCAGAATACAACACAGTCTTTGGGTAATACTGTCCGTGATGTGAATCTACAACCCTACATGCGCTCGCGTGTCATTCGATTTACAGCCCATGCAGTAAAACCCAGCACACGATTATATGCATTCTTCGATGGAACCAATGTGTCCGGTTACGTGACGCCGACCAACTCTTCGTTTGCAAATACGGCAAACGAGGGCGGTATTCTAACAAGCGATAGCACAGGCAAATTATACGGTACGTTCCGTGTACCAAATGATAACTCGCTTCGATTCCATACCGGATCGCGCAATTTGCGCTTTACGGATAATCCCACGAACGCTCAAGGTCTGGGGCTTCTGACAACTTCGGCCGAAGCTACATATACGGCCCAGGGTCTTGCTACTACATCGCAAGACACGATTGTTGCGACAAGACAGCCTGTAATCTCTCAGACAACATCGACCCAGACGACAACTACGACAACAAGTAATTGGATTCAAGTCGGTGGTGGTACAAATGTTATCGGTACTATACCTGATCCGCCACCACCGACGCCCGCAAATCCGCCGGCCGCGGATACGGGCGCGAGCATAGTGTTCAACGGGTCGACCGGCGACGGCCAGCCGATCTACGATCCAATAGCTCAGACATTTCTTGTCAATACTCTGCAATCTTCCAGAATATCTGGTACAGGCGCTTTCATCACCAAAATCGATCTATTCTTCTCGACAAAGGATTCGGCGCTACCTGTCATCGTGGAAATTAGAGAGGTCGATCCTGCTACTGGGTTCCCAACATTGCGTGCAGTTCCCTATGGCCAGGCCATCGTCGCATCGTCCCTTGTCAATACAAGCACCGATGGCAGCAAGCCCACACCGGTCTACTTCCCTGCGCCAGTATATCTTCTGAATGATCGTTCATATTCAGTCGTAGTCATTCCCGGCGCATTAAATCCTAATTATCGTGTATTCACGGCTCGAATTGGCGATAACGATATTCTGACGGGTAACAGAGTCACAGCCCAGCCCGCATCCGGTATGATGTGGATTTCCTCAGATGATCGTGCGTATAGCGCAGTTCAAGAAGAGGATATGAAGTATCGCCTGTATATGGCCAAATTTAACAAGGCCGTGACTGGTACTATTGTTGTCAAAAATGAAAATCGCGACTATCTGACTGTATCAAATCAATCGGCTGCACTTCATCGCGTTGGTGAACAGGTTCACGGAGTAACTCTTCTTCGTGGTATATTTGCAAATACAAAAACCCTAAGCGTTGCAAACAATACGACATTTGCCGAGGGCCTCTTATCAGGTGCCACTGGTATAGTTACATCGTTTGCTGCGGATCAAATTGTTATTCGCGATGTTACGACGGCCGCTAAATTCAAGGGTGGCGAGGGAATTCGCTTTCGTACAAACAACGCCACAACTGGGGGCATTGTCGGCACTTCGACAGGAGGTATTACCTCGGCCACTACTCCAATTGGCTTTGTTACCTACTACGACGCGGTGAACTACGCAAATACTCATCTACATCTTTCTAATACATCATTTATAAACAGCGGTCCTGCTTATACTTCCAATCGTATGTTCACGAACAATACATTTATACGCGGGCAGTCAAATGGATATACCGCACGTATCGTTGCGATGAATAGACTTCAGGGCGATGTATTTAAGTTTACAACTGATTATCTACAACCATCAAATACTACTATCTCGGCAAGTACCAAGATGGCCCTATCGAATTCGACACGCGATACATCTGATATCTCTATCAATATCAATACTGACACAGAATTGAATGCGCCTCGGTTTATTCTATCGCGATCAGTAGAATCTAATACCAGTGCTAGCAGTAGTTCATTCGCATCATCTCGGTCGGCTGAGTTTAAAATCACGATTAAGTCTACCAGCGATCTGGCCAGTCCAGCCGTCGATCTTCGCCGCACTTCACTTTGTATGGTAGAAAATCTTATCAACTCCAATAGTGCTATTGGATCAAGTGAAGATGGTGTTAAGACTGGTGGTAATGCGAAGGCTCGATATATTAGTCGGCGCGTAACACTGGCTGATGGGCAAGATGCCGAAGACCTTCGTGTATATGTAACAGCCTATAAGCCAAATGGCGCAGGAGTGCATGTTTATTATAAGGCTCTGAATAGAGAAGACAGCGATACTTTTGCCGATTCCAAGTGGATACCTATGAGCCTTGTAACTGACGCTGGTTACACTAGTGCTGCGCGGTATTCATCCAGTGAGGATACAGAAGACTTTATAGAACTGGCTTATCAGATAGATTCATATTCGAATACATACAAATCAGGAGCCAATACGACAAGTGGTATTATGGAATATCGCAATACACTGGGCGCACGTTATACTGGCTTCAAATATTTCGCAATCAAGATTGTTCTATCGCATACTACAAGCACACGGCCGCCTCGTATTCGCGATTTCCGCGCAATCGCACTACAGATGTAACATGTATACAAAAGTAAAAGATGCGCCTGGGTTTGTTCGAGGAGAAAACTCCGCGATATTATCGACAGATATATTGAGTTTAACTTCATATAGAAAACGGCGCGATCAGCATAATGAAATGAGAACTGCTGTACATGATATAAATAATATGAAGCTCGAATTAGATGAAATAAAATCCATGTTAAAAACAATTATCGGAAAAATATAAAATGGCTAAAATTGCCAACGTAGCATTAACCAATACATTTGATACATGGCGTATTACGTCAAATAGGGCATTTGATCGGCTGAGTCAGTTCGCAATAAACAATTCATCGCTATATGCAAATACAGTTACGGCCAATAACAATCTCAATGCATTGAAAAATGCTACGATTACAAAGAATCTTACGGTATCTGGTAATACATCTACAAATAAAGCAACAGTTACATCATCTCTAACAGTATCTGGTAATACTACGCTTGGCGCTTCTGGTAAGACAATCACAACGACTGGCGTTGCTGCTCATACTGGCCGTGCAACAATATCAACAAATCTAACTGTATCGGGTAATACATCTACCAATAAAGCCACAGTTACAAGCGCATTTACAGTATCTGGTAATACTACGCTTGGCGCTTCTGGTAAGACCATTACATCAACTGGTGTTCTCGCTCATACGGGTAATCTAACAGTATCAGGTAATACAACACTTGGTGCTGCTGGTAAGACCATTACATCAACTGGTGTTCTCGCTCATACGGGTAATCTAACAGTATCAGGTAATACATCCACCAATAAAGCAACAGTCACCTCAGCACTAACTGTATCTGGTAATACAACACTTGGTGCCGCCGGTAAAACAATTACATCCACAGGTGTTCTAGCTCATACTGGCCGAGCCACTATTAGTACGAATTTAACTGTATCGGGTAATACAACACTCGGTGCTGCTGGTAAAACAATTACATCCACAGGTGTTCTAGCTCATACTGGTAATATTACAGTATCGGGCAATACATCTACGAATAAAGCAACAGTCACAAGCGCACTAACTGTATCGGGTAATACAACATTCAGTAATCCCATCACCTACGGCGGTATCACATTATCGAATGCAGTAACTGGTACAGGTAATATGGTGCTGAGCGCAAGCCCGACGTTTACAGGTACTTTGGCCGCAGCAGCAGGAACCTTCTCATCAACACTAGGCGTCACTGGTGCAACTACATTGTCTACATTATCGGCTACCACAATAACTGCATCTGGTGATATCACATCGAATTCGGATCTAGCATTTAAGTCCAACATCGAAATAATTACCAACGCACTCGACAAATTAAGTAACATCAAAGGTATCACATTCAATAGCGATGGTGTTTCGCATCGTCGGACAGGAGTTATCGCTCAGGATGTACAGACCGTGTTGCCCGAAGCTATTCATACTAATTCCGATGGTCATCTATCTGTTGCGTATGGCAATATGATCGGACTTCTAGTGGAAGCCATCAAGGAACTGAATCAAAAATTCAAGAATATGAACGCATCAAATCAATAAAACAAATAATTACTAAACTAAATAAGCTAGAGTTCGATACTCAAAAATATAGAAAGTTAATATGGCCAAAATAGCAAACGTCGCAACATCAGATACTTTTGGAACATGGCGAACACGTTCCAACGCGGCGTTTGATCGGCTGAGCCAATTTGCCGTAGTCAATTCATCGCTATATGCAAATACAGTTACAGCCAATAACAACCTCAATGCATTGAAAAATGCTACTGTAACAAAGAATTTAACTGTATCAGGCAATACAGCTACCAATAAAGCGACCGTCACATCGGCCCTAACTGTATCTGGCAATACGACATTAGGTGCTGCTGGTAAAACGATTACAACAACAGGTGCTGCTGCTCATACTGGCACTAAAACGATATCTACCAATCTAACTGTATCAG